AATCAAAGTTTGGCAACAAGATCATCTATCAGCGGCAGGGGAGCGGCAGGCTCGCATCCCTTGTGCCCCTGTTCATCCTGCGCAAGCAGACCCCCGAGCCGCAACGCGTTCACTTGATTGATACAGCAGTCGATACGATCAACAAGGTTAGCACCCCGGTCATGGCGGGCATGCTGGACCAGGCGATCAAAGAGAATCCATAGGTACTTCCGGGGCCTTTTTACCGCGGGTTCCCCGCGACCGCGATCGTTTTCTACCGTTAGAGTTTTTCTTTCCATTTCACTTCACAAAAGAGGCCACATGAAAGTCGCGCTTGTGGACATCAAGCGGGTGATTCCGTACGCCCGCAATCCCAGGAAGAATGCGGCTGCGGTGGCCAAAGTCGCCGCTTCCTTGAAGGAATTCGGTTGGCGGCAACCGATTGTCGTCGATAGTGAAATGGTCATTGTCGTCGGGCACACCCGTTTTCTGGCAGCCCAGCAGCTTGGGATGGAGAAGGTCCCGGTTCATGTGGCAGAAGGTCTGACCCCGGAGCAGATCAAAGCGTACCGGATCATGGACAACCGTTCCCACGAGGCCTCGGAGTGGGACGACTCCCTCCTGGCGATCGAATTGACCGAGCTTCAGGATACCGACTTCGACATGGAGCTAACCGGGTTCGACGACGACGAGCTCGCGGAAAAGTTGGCGGCTGGGATCGTCGGGACCGCGGGGCTTACCGATCCCGATGAAGTGCCAGAACCACCTGATGATGCAATCACGCAGATTGGGGATATCTGGATCCTCGGGGAACACCGGCTGATGTGCGGGGACTCGGGAAATCCCGAGGAACTGGATCGGCTGCTTGGTGGTGCACCGATTCATCTGGTCAATACAGACCCGCCGTACAACGTAAAGGTCGAGCCTCGCAGTAATAACGCGATCGCTGCCGGGAACAGTTCCTTCGGACCCACACATCACCAGGGATTTGACCTGGCCCGGGACAAGAGCAAGGCGAAGAAGACGACCCAGAAACTTCGGCCTAAAGACCGACAGCTGATGAACGACTTCGTCTCCGACGAGGAGTTCGACCGACTCTTGAAGGCCTGGTTCGGGAACATCGCCCGCGTGCTGGAGCCCGGGCGGGGATTCTACATCTGGGGCGGGTATGCCAACTGTGCGAACTATCCGCCTGTCTTGAAGGAGGCCAAGCTCTATTTCTCCCAGTCGATCATCTGGGTCAAGGAGCACCCGGTCCTAACGCGCAAAGATTTCATGGGGAATCATGAATGGTGCTTTTACGGTTGGAAAGAGGGGGCTGCGCACGTCTACCTGGGGCCCAATAACGCCACAGACGTCTGGTCGATCAAGAAGGTCAACCCGCAGAGCATGATCCATCTGACCGAGAAGCCGGTGGAGTTGGCTTCCCGGGCAATGCAGTACTCCTCGCGCCCGGGGGAAAACGTACTCGATCTGTTCGGGGGGAGTGGCTCGACCTTGATCGCAGCGGAGCAGACGGGCCGCAAATCCTTCCTCATGGAATTAGACCCGCTCTACTGCGACGTGATCGTCCAGCGGTACGAGAACTTTACAGGGAAGAAAGCGGAGCGTTTACCCAGTGGCGAGCGCTTGGCTGTATAAGTTCATCCTCGCCGAGGAAGCCAAGAAGTGGGTCGACGAGGGGTGGAAGGTCGTTGGTCTCGGTCCATGCCTTGGAGGATGGGAATCCCTGATCATTCGACGCAGGCCGTAAATGACGGCCAAAGCCACCTATGCCGTCAACGTTATCGCCAAGTTACTCGACCTTACGATCCGCCGAGTCTACCAGCTGACCAACGAGGGGGTGATCCCTCGGGCCGAGAAGGGCCGGTATGAGCTTGTTCCTGCCGTCCAAGGGTATATCCGTTACCTGCGGGACCGGGCGATTGGGGCGGATGCACTCCCGGACGAGTCCGCCCGGGCAAGCAGGGCGCGGTTGCTGAAGGCCCAAGCCGAAGCGCAGGAAATGGAGAATGCGAAGGTCCGGGGAGAACTTCTTCCCCGAGACCCCGTCGAGCTGGCAATCAGCGCTGTACTCGGGGTCGTTAGGAACCGAATCCTGGCGATCGACAAGAAATTGCCGATGCGTGTATTGGGCTGCAATTCTCTCCCGGAGATCCAGGCGATATCGAGCGAAATGCACAACGAGGCGTTAAACGAGCTTGCAAACTTCGACCTGTCACGATGCTCAACAGGAGGCCATACAAGAGACGATCAGGGCGGCGCTTCGGGCACTGACGCCGCCTCCGAAGTTGATGGTGAGCGAGTGGGCGGATCAGTTCCGAAGGCTGTCTCCCGAAAGCAGCGCAGAGCCAGGCCAATGGTTCACGACTCGGGCTGAATACCAGCGAGGGATGATGGACGCGGTATCGGACCCGTCCATCGAAACGGTCGTGATCATGTCCTCCGCGCAGGTGGGCAAGACGGAAGTCATCAACAACGTGGTCGGGTTCCATATCCACTTGGACCCTGCCCCGATTCTGCTCGTTCAACCCACGATCGAGATGGCCGAGACCTGGTCGAAAGACCGGTTCGCGCCGATGCTCCGCGATACGCCAGTCCTCCGGGGTCTGGTTAAGGATCCCCGGACCCGCGATTCGGGGAATACGCTCCGTCAGAAGCAATATCCCCGTGGCCACATTGCGATGGCTGGTGCGAATAGCCCGGCCTCGTTGGCATCGAGACCGGTGAGGCTTGTCCTCCTGGATGAGGTAGATCGCTTTCCCCCGTCAGCCGGGACGGAAGGCGATCCGGTTAGGCTTGCGACCAAGCGGACCGCCAATTTCTGGAACCGCAAGATCATCCTCACCTCGACCCCGACGACCAAGGGGGCCTCGAGGATCGAGGCAGCATGGGAGGAGTCGGACCAGCGGATCTATGAGGTTCCCTGCCCCGTCTGTGGCGGGGCCCAGGTGCTTTTATGGGGCGGAATCAAGTTCGACCGGGACGATAAGGGGCGGCCGCTCAATGTCCGGTACGAGTGCGAACATTGCCGGGCCCAGCTTACCGAGCCAGACAAACACCGGATGATTCGGAACGGACGGTGGGTGATCACCCGCCCCTGGGTCGAGCGGGTGGCCGGGTTTCACATTAACGAGTTGTACTCGCCCTGGGCGACGTGGTTCGGCGTCGTAGAGAACTTCCTCGAGGCGAAGAAACGCCCCGAAACCTTGCGGGTCTGGGTCAACACCTCTCTCGGGGAGACGTGGGAAGAGGAAGGCGTAACCGTTGATGACGCCGCCCTTGGCGGCCGCCGTGAGGATTACGGGATCGGCGATCCTCTGCCCGAGGGGATTCTTCTCCTCACCGCCGGCGTCGACGTTCAAGGCGACCGCATCGAGGCAAGCGTATGGGGCTTTGGTCTAGGCGAGGAGTCCTGGGTTGTCCAACACTCGGTATTCCGTGGGAACCCCGAGACCTCCCTGCAGGTATGGCGGGATTTAGACGACTGGCTCTTGACCACCTGGCCGCATGAAAGCGGAATTACCCTACGGATTGCATCGGCGTGCGTGGACTCCGGAGGCCACGCCACGCAGCAGGTGTACGACTTCTGTCGAAAACGCGAGTCGCGGCGGATTTGGGCGATTATCGGCCGGGCTGGAGCGGGCTTACCGCTAATCAAAATCAATCCTCGCCGTACCCGGGCGAAGGTGGTCTTGGGGATCGTCGGAACGGATACGGCAAAGGGGCTGCTCTTCTCTCGATTGGGATTGTCGGAGTTCGGTCCTGGGTACATCCATTTTCCACGGGATGTGGATGACGAGTGGTTCAAGCAGTTAACAGCTGAGAAGTTAATGACCAAGCATGTGAAAGGAATCCCCACCCGGGTCTGGAAGCAAATCCGTGCGAGGAACGAAGCATTGGACTGTGCCGTGTACGCCTTCGCGTCTTACGCGTCGCTGAACGCCAATCTCGAGCGGATTGCGCAGCGGATGGAGGCGAAGGCCGAGAAGGCCGCGAAAGAGGAACCTTCTGGCCCGGGGGATCCGGAACAGTTGCCAAGCCCGACGATACCCCGTTGGCCGCATAGGCCCCGGGGGGGGTGGTCCGCTTCCCGCTGGTAAGGAGAAAACATGTCTCACGCGACAACGATGCTGGCGGCAATAGAGGCAACGCTTGAGAGTCTTGCGGCCAACGGTGTCGCCTCAATGACGATTAACGGGCGGAGCATCGAATACAAGAGCAGCAAGGAACTGCTAGCGCTCCGTGCGAAGTATCTGCGCGAGGTCAA